GTTATTACAGCAGACCCTAATATATCTATTAAAGAATTAGGGGTTCCTTTAAAAATTGCCAAGAATATTACGAAACCTGTTACTGTGAATAAACTGAACAAATCATTTTTGACAAAATTAGTGCAAAATGGTCCAGATAATTGGCCAGGTGCTAAAATTTTGGAGAAGAAAAACGGTGAATCTATTACCTTGCGTAATATTGATCGTAATTCTATTGTTCTTGAAGAAGGCGATATTGTGCACAGACATATGATGGATGGCGACGCTATTTTGTTTAATAGACAACCTACATTACATCGTATGAGTATGATGTGTCATATCGTAAAAGTTATGAAACGAGGCGAAACATTTCGTATGAATGTGGCTGATAGATTTAGTGTTAGCAACAGGGAGCGTTAAAAGCGTGTTACTCCCTAGTTTCTATCTTTACAAACTTAATAAAAAGATAGGAGCAAGACCCCTTGATGACGGGAAGTCCCTTAGAGCCTTCACTACCACTCACTACAGGAAACGTCTGTGAGGATCTCGGTTAATAGCCGAACGCCGATGGTAATAAAGTGAAGGATTGGGTAATCCGCAGTGTTACTTCCTAAGGTCGTTATGACAAGACTATGGAAGGCATTCAGAGACTGAACGGGGGTCCGTCGATAATGAAATGTTAGTCACATAGAATCGATGTAAGATACAGTCCGCCCTTACCATAAATGGTAAGGACTTTAAGACTAAACCGTACAATGCCGATTTTGATGGGGATAAACTTTAAATGTGTAGATTTATCTTGTCCCCAACAGGTGACCGCTTATTAAGTTGTAGATAATACTTAATAAGGAAAACGTTGTAATATCTACTAATTCTTTTTAGAATTAATATAATCACCTAGTCATTTTAATATAAAACTAATATAAATGTTTCTTGCTATGAATATATTATGGATGATTTATTAGAAAAAGAAGATTCGCATAAAATTATTGGTGAAATTTATAAAATAACAAATTTAATAACAAATAAAATGTATGTTGGACAAACTAGAAGTCATTATTTAAATAAAGGAAAATATAGACCATTTGGACATATTGGAAGATTTAAGAAACATTTAAGTGAAGCTCGTAGAATAAATAATATTTGTTCATGTAGTTACTTAAATAGTTCAATTAACAAATATGGAGCAGAAAATTTTAAATGTGAATTAATATATTCTTGCGACATAGATGATTTAGATATTTTCGAAGTAAAATATATTTATGAATTAAATACTAAATATCCAAATGGTTATAATTTAACTAATGGTGGTCAAGGTTGTGGTTTTGAAAAAGGAAAAAAGGTTGTTTTAGAAGAAGTTTTTAAACCAAAAATAGATTTGTCAATAAATCCAAATCTTAAAAGAAGTGAAAAAACAAAACAACTAATTTCCAAACGTTTAAAAGACTATAAAACTAATCCACAAGTTAGAAAAGATGATATGAGGCGAGTCCAAAAACAACATTTAGTTAATAGATTTGAAAAATATAAAGATATTCATATCGATGGTAATAATATTGATAAATATATTTCAACCATCAAAAATAATACATAAGGATATGAATATGTTAGAGTAACCCTTAATAAAATGCGAACTACTTTTGTAGGAAAATATGAAACAATAGAAGAAATTAAAACTAGAGCAAGACAATTTATATTAGATATATTGGAATGGCAACGTATCCAAACTGCTGGAACTTCCTTAGAGCCTTCACTACCACTCACATATGGAAACATTCGTGAGGAACTCGTTTAATTGACGAACCCAAAGGTAAAAACGTGAATGGATTGGATAATCAGCAACCAAGCCCCTAACCTCGCTAATGGTAAGAGTATGGGGAAGGCTCAGAGACTAGATGTTTACGGGTTTCAAATGATGACTTGACCAGTCTGATGAAGCACAAGGTATAGTCCAATCCTTACGAGAAATCGTAAGGCATTTCCGCTGGAGATGAATTTACATATGCCGCAGGACCCAGAATCCGAGGCCGAATTAAGAAACTTAGCAGCCGTGCCATACCAAATTATAAGTCCTGCCAATAATACCTCTATTATCGGCATTTTCCAGGACTCTATGCTCGGTTGCTACCAATTTACACGTAAAGATATTAATTTTACACCAAGAGAAGCAATGAATATTCTGATGATGTTTGACCAAATCAACGAAAATGCATTGTTATCTGATTTTGATAAAAACAATAAAATATCCAATTACAATATTTTATCACAAATTACACCACCTTTATCTTTGAAATACAAGACCAAAGGTTTTGTAGAAGATAAAGACGATTACAATACAACAAAAACAGGAGTACTAGAGATCATTGATGGCGAATATATTCGTGGTCAAATGACGAAAGATGTATTAGGTGCAGGATCAAAAGGTCTGTTACATAGAATATGCAATGACTTTGGTAACATGGCATCTGCAAAATACATTGACGATCTACAAAACATTATTACAGAATACATGAAAACAAGTGGTTTTAGTGTTGGAATCAGTGATTTGATTTCCGACAAGAAAACCAACGACGAAATTATTGATGTAATTACAAAAAAGAAAACTGAAGTCAAAAATTTAATCGATCAAGTCCAAATCGGTATTTTCGAAAACAACACAGGAAAGACCAATGTGGAAGAATTTGAAACCCAAGTCAATAATATTTTGAATCAAGCAACATCTGAATCAGGTAAAATTGGTTTGAAAAGTCTTGGATCGAATAACCGATTTGTAACCATGGTGAAAGCCGGTTCAAAAGGTTCAGACTTGAATATTTCATTCATGATTTCATGTTTAGGACAACAAAACGTAGATGGTAAACGTATTCCATATGGTTTTGATAACAGAACATTACCACATTTTACTAAATTCGATGACTCACCTGGAGCCCGTGGTTTTGTAGAAAGTTCTTATATTAATGGTTTATCACCACAAGAACTATTCTTCCACGCTATGGGTGGTCGTGTTGGTTTAATTGATACTGCTGTGAAATCTGTCACGTGGGAAACTCCCATAGTAATTATTGAAAATAAACAAGCTAAATATACTGAAATTGGAAAATGGATCGACCAACAATTAGAAGAAAAACCTAAAGAAATCCAACATTTTACAGAAAGACAAATGGAATTATTGAATATAAAAGAAGGAGATGTATTTATTCCAACAACCGATGAAAATGGAATTGTTACGTGGGGAGAAGTAACAGCTATTACTAGACATGACCCAGGAACAGAATTATATGAAATAAAGACAAAAAATGGTAGAAATGTTATTGTTACTGAAAGTAAATCATTATTAATTTGGAATGCAGAAACCAAAAAATTAAAAGAAATGCCTACGCCTGAAATTAAAATAGGCGATTGTGTTCCAGTTACAAATATATTATGTGAACCACCTATTTTATTGAAAGGAGTAGATATGCAACAATATTTACCAAAAACGGAATATGTTTACGGAACAGATTTTAATATTGCATCCAACAAAATGTATGAAGATATGATGAATAAACAAAAAATACCATCAGGATGGTGGGAAAAAAATAACGGTACAAATTTTACTCTTCCATACTCAAAGAAATCTACTTTGCAAAGAACAAATATTCGTTCAAATATAGATGTTATACAAAATGGTTATATTTATCCTTATCACTCTGCAAGAAAGAATACATTATTTCCTGAAGTATTTGAGTTAAATGAAGAAAACGGAATTTTCATAGGTTTATTCTTAGCCGAAGGAAATGCATATAAATCAACTGTATCAATTACAAATCTGAATGTAAATATTAGAACTTTTGTAAAACAATGGTTTGATAAACATAATATTGAATGGACCGAAAGGGAAAAAATAAATAAAATTGGAGGAAAAACAAATAGTATTATTGGTAACTGCTGTTTATTATCAACATTTTTGAAAAAATGGGTCGGTCATAAAGCAGAAAATAAATATGTACCTAGTGAAGCCTTTATTGCAAATGAAAATTTTATAAAAGGTCTTTTAAATGGATATTATTCAGGAGATGGAACTATTTCAAAAAATTCTATTGACGTCAGTTCAGCATCCAAACGCTTAATTGAAGGAGTAGGTATGTTATGTTCAAGATTCGGTATTTTTGGAAAAGTTTTTATGTCTCAATTAAAGAAAAATAATTTAGGAACCAAGAACATTAAACCAGCACATCGATTCACAATTCGCGCACAATATGGAAAAATATTTTCAGAAAAAGTAATATTATTAGAAAACAATAAAAATGAAAAAATGAAGAATATTATTTGGAAAGATAATTTTAAATTATTCAAAACTTACAATGATGTATTGTTGGATGAAATAACAGAAATAAATATTATTGGTGTAGAAAAACACCCAAAAGTATATGATTTAACAATTCCGTCTACATTGAACTTTGGATTAGCTAATGGTCTTCAAGTAAGAGATACATCCACCACCGGATATATTCAAAGAAGACTGATTAAAGGTCTAGAAGATCTAATGGTAAATTATGATGGAACGATCAGAACAAATAAAAATAAAATAGTACAATTTACTTATGGTGATGATGGTATTGATACTACAAAAGTAGAAAATCAATTCTTACCAATTGTCACAATGAGTACACAAGACATTTATGCACACTTTAATATTCCAGATGAAAATGGCAAAGGTAAAATCCTATCCAATATATTTTTGAAAAATATCATGGCACGAATGAAGAAACAAACATCAAAAATGAATGAATTATGTTTAAAGTATACAAATATGATGATGGAAATGAGAAAGGAAATTATTCATAATGTTTTCAAAAATAAAGGCGATAGTATAGTTAATTGCCCAGTTGGGTTTCAATATATTATTCATAATATTCAAGGTCAATGTAATATTACAAGTAATTCCATGGTAGATTTAACTATCTTAGAAGCATTTGAATTAATAGAACAGACATATGAAAATTTGGAGAAAATATATTTTGTACAACCAACTCAATTATTCAAAACACTTTATTATTATTATTTATCACCAAAAGACCTTCTTATAGTGAAACGATTTAATAAAGATGCATTAATGCTATTATTAAGTACAATTGTTTTGAATTATAAAAGAGCTATTGTGGCACCTGGAGAAATGGTGGGAATGATTGCAGGACAAAGCATTGGCGAGGTATCGACACAAATGACGCTGAACTCTGTAACATTTGAGACACCTATTATCGTAAGAAATAAATCTGGAGAAATTAAAAAAATTCAAATTGGAGAATTTATTGAAAATAAAATAAATATTGCCAAAAAAATAGAATATTA